AGAGGAGAGACGCGCCGCTGTGTACACACGCAGGTCGCAGTTTCTCGAAATATGCCGTCGTCACCAGCGAGCAGGGGCGTCGATCCGAGTGCAAGATGCACGCTGACAGCGGAGTGCGCCGTGTCGCGTCGCTCCGTCTGTCCTGTGCGCTGCTGGTCAACAAGGGCGCGCGCTGCTCGACGCGTTGACTAGACTGCGCTGCGATGGGCAGACGAGGGCCAGCGCCGACGCCGACGAAGATCAAGCGCCAGCAGGGCGAGACACGTCCCGGTCAGTTGAACTTCAACGAGCCGCAGCCGCGCGAGGCGCGCCCGAAGATGCCGCCCGACATGAACGCCGCTGCGAAGCGCGTCTGGCGTCGAGTGCTCGCTGACATGCCGCGCGATGTCATCGTGGCGGCTGACGCCGACGTGCTGCGCTGTTACTGCGAAGCAGTCGCTCGATACGCGCAAGCGCAGTCAATCTACGAACGCAGCGGCATCTTGCTCAATCGCGGCGGCGATCTTGTGAAGAACCCGCTGCATCAAGTCGTGCGCGACAACAGCGAGTCGATCCGCCTGTTCGCTCGCGAACTCGGTCTGTCGCCGAGCGCGCGCGCCGGTCTGCACGTCAGCGATGCTCGAAACGCGATGACGATTGACGACGATCTTGGCCCGCCGCCGCGACTGAAAGTCATGTCGGGCGGAACGTACGGCTGAGCGCGAGCACTATCGAGGGAGTGGCGACGCCGAGCGCGGGTGCGGGCTGATGATCATGCTCGCGTCAGTCGTCGTCGCGCTGCTCAGCGTCGCAGCGTGTGCTCGACTGATCGGGCTTTGGTGATCGACTTGCGCGAGTCATCGACGCGCGCTTGTCTCGTCGCGCAAGCCGACTGCGAGTCTGGCACAACGAAAGAAGCGCCAGCGATGAACGCTGACGCTTCGATCTGACTGCGCGACTCGCTCGCGCTCGCGCTTAGCGGTGGCGGTACGAGCGCATGTCGCACTCGTCGCAGCGACCTTCTTCGTTGAAGTACCCGCTGTGATCAGTCGCGCTCGTGTCGCACTTCGAGCACACAAGCGGGCCGGTCACGCCGCTCGCGTACACGACGCGCTGCTGGTCGGCGATGCGCTCGCTCGCGAAGAACAGCGCGCCGCACGCGCAAGTCGCAACACTCGTGATCGTGCCGTCAGCACGAGTCGCGACGGGCTGTGTCATGTCGATCATCGTCAATCCTCACTTTCGATCTGTGATCAAGCGATCACACTGCTGATGCTGGCGGCGGGCGGGACGGGTGGCAACACCCAATCCCGCGCGCTCGTCAGCGAGCGTCAGCGTCGAGCACTTTCGCGCGCGGCTGCGACTCGCTCGTGTACTGCTCGGTGGCGTGATACTGCCCAAGATCGTTCGCGAAGTCGATCGCTTGACGCGCTGTCTGCGCTTCGATGACCCACACGTATTCGATCGTGGCGCGCTGGCGCACTTCGAAACGCTGCATCGGGCGCGCTGCGCGTCTGTTGCTCGCGCGTCGCTCGCACCATTCATAGTGTCGCTGTCGTCGCCCGCTGTACGGGCACTCGCACTTCTTCATGTCTCGTTCTCCGTTCGATCTGCTGTGCTGTGACTAGAACTGCTCGCGCACGTGCGACTTGAACACGATGCGCTCGATCAGCGCGTCGCTGACTGCTTCGCGCTCGCGCACTTCGCGCTCGATCTGCTCCCAAGACATGAACTGCTCGTCCTGTCCGAAGAAGCAGAAGCCGCACGTGTCGAAGTGACCCATGACGTGACGATGCGGGAGGCTCGTCATTTCGTTCATCAGTCGCGCGACGTACAGTTCGTTGACTGCGCCCTGCGAATACTCGCGTCGAAGTTCGCGCCTGATCTGTGCTGCTCGCTGCTTGTCGTTCACTGTCGTCCTCGCTTTCGATCAATCGTGATCAACTGATCACAGGGAGAACATTGGCGGATGCGACGGCGGGTGGCAACAGTCGAAATCAACGCTCGTGTGCCCGACGATCTGACTGCTGGCCCGCGCTTCGCTGCGTTCGCTCAACGCTACGCAGTACACACGAAGGGACGCTGGGCGGGACGCGCTGTCGAGTGGGAGTCGTGGCAGTCAGAGTTCTTGTGGGAAGCACTCGAAGTCGAGCCTGTCAGCGGGCTGCGCGTGTATCAAGAAGTCGGGCTTGGTCTGCCGACGAAGAACGGCAAGTCGCTCGTCGGGAGCGTCAGCGGTCTGTACGGGCTGACGAGCGACGGCGAGCCAGAACCCGAAGTCTACGCAGCAGCAGCAGCGCGCGGTCAGGCGGGCATCGTGTTGGGTCAAGCGCGCTCGATCGCGCTGCGCTCGCGTCGTCTGTGGCCGTTCGTGCAAGTGCAAGCGCATCGCATCTTGTGCCCGTCGAACGGCGGCGTGATGCGCGCGCTGAGCAGCGACGCAGCGTTGCAGCACGGCATATCGCCGTCGTGGAACGTCGTTGACGAACTGCACGCTCACAAGTCGCCCGATCTGTACACAGTTCTGACGAAATCGGGCGCAGCGCGCGAGCAGCCGTTCACGTTGTGGATCAGCACAGCGGGCGGCGACGGGACGGGCATCCTCGCCGAGCAATACGACTTGCTGACGAATGGGCCGGGTGAAGTCGAGCGACGCGACGGGCTGACTATCTATCGAGACAGAACGAACGGCGTGCTCGTGTATTGGTGGGGCGCGCCGCGCGATGCGCCTGTTGACGATCCCGACGTGTGGCGCGCGTGCAATCCCGCGTCGTGGCTGCAAGACACGAAATGGCTGAGTCGTCAGTACGCTCGTCTGCGCGATCGCGGCGAACTGTTGCAGTGGCGCATGTATCACCTCAATCAGTTCGTGCCCGCCGAAGAAAGTTGGCTTCCCGACGACGCGTGGCCCGCGCTGATCGGCGATGTCGTGTTCGATCCGCTGCTCCCGATCGGCGTCGGCGTGTTCAAGACGCACGACAGCGCGCACGCCGCGATCGCTGTCAGTCAGCGACAAGGCGAGAAAGTCGCTTCACACGTCGAGTGGTATCACCCGACGACTGAGACAGGGCGCGTCAACACAGAGGCGATGCGTGCTCGTCTGCGCGTGCTGCGCGCCGAGTTCCCGACGCCGATGATGCGCAACAGCAAGACGCTTCAACGCATACCGGGACCAGCGTTCGCGTTCGATCGATGGGCGTTCAGCGAGTCAGCAGAAGAACTCGATCAAGAAGGGCTGAACATGATCGACTTCCCGCAGTACGCGTCAACGATGGGACCAGCGAGCACGCAGACGTTCGAACTGATCACTTCGGGTCGCTTAGTGCACGACGCAGATGCTACGCTGCGCGAGCATGTCGAAACGTCATCGGCGATCCTCACTGATCGAGGGATGAAAGTCGTGCCGAACCGCAAGGCGGGCACGCGCCAGAACTTCGGGTGCATCGCGCTGATCATGTCTGTCGCGATGGCGATGCAAGAAGTGCCGAAGCCGCGCGCTGACACACGACAAGCGATCGGCTGGTGACAGACTCGATCGACACTGACAGCGGGCGCGTGCTCGAACTGCCAGCGTTCAAGCCGATCGCGTACCCGTACGGCACGCCCGAATACTGGCTGCATCGACTGATGCGCAAACTCGACGTGCGCTGGCCCGAACTCGCTCGTTGGGAGTCGTACTACGACGGCGCACACCCGCTGTCGTTCTTCGATGACAAGGTGCGCGAGGCTTTCGGCGAACGCTTCTCCCGTTTCGCGTCGAACTTCACAGCACTCGTCATCGACTCGATCGCAGAGCGTATTCAAGTCAACGGCTTTCGCTTCAAGGACGACAGCGGCGACGACGATCTGTGGGCGATCTGGCAGGAGAACGATCTTGACGGCTCGTCGCTCATGGCGCACACAGAAGCGTTGATCAAGACGACTGCTTATACGCTCGTTGAGCCAAGAGGCGGGACGACGCCGCGCATCACTGTCGAGGACCCGCTGGACACGATCGTTGAACTCGACCCGCGCGATCGACGCAAGCGACTCGCGGGCTTGAAGCGTTGGCTCGATGACGACGGGCATCTGATCGTGTACGTGTACACACCCGACAACGTGTTCAAGTACAGGACAGAGCAGACGTTTCAGCAGTCGATGCGCAACGCGAGCGACACGATCCCGCGGCTTCAACGCATGAACGTTGCTGGCGAGTCGTGGCCGCTATCGAACCCGATGGGCGTCGTGCCGATCGTCCCGCTGCCGAACAGACCGCGCGCACGTCAGACAGAGGGACGCAGCGAAGTTGAAGTGATCGCGAGCAATCAAGACTTGATCAACTACTACCGAGTGATGTCTGTCATCGCTGCTCGGTACACGGCATATCCGCAACGTTGGGTCAAGAACTTGCCGATCATGCTCGATCCCGTCACAGGGCTTCCGAGTCAGCCGTTCAAGGGCGGAATGGCCGACTTGTGGCAGATCGAACCCTATGGGCCAGACGACCCGCGCGCGCTGAACAGCGCAGCACAGCCAGAGTTCGGGCAGTTCTTGCCCGGATCAGTCGATCCGTACATTCGCTTGATCGAGCATGAAGTCGCAGCGATGACGAGCATCGCCGCCGTCCCGTATTTCTACGTGCTCGGCGGGCCGACTGCGATCCCGCCAAGTGGCGAGTCGTTGAAGTCGAGCGAAGCGCGACTCGTCAACAAGGTGCGCGCGATCGAAGTGTTCTTCGGCGAGGGTTGGGAAGAAACGATGCGCGTCGCGATGCTCGCGATGAAGGACGAGCGCGCGCATATGCGCGTCGCTGAGACTCGCTGGACGAACACCGAGACACGCAACGAAGCCGTTCACACTGACAGCATCGTGAAGCAAGCAAGTCTGCTTGACGACGAAACGTCACTCGAAGAACTCGGCTATTCGCCACAGCAGATCAAGCGCATCGCTGAACGCT